GCTGTTGATTAGAGTTGTCACCAGTTTTACCTGTGCTGAAATTTCCAAATATATTTAAATTTGTTTCATCAATCACTGCCCAATCTTTCACAGCAGTGTTGTATCTCAAACCAAACACGCTGTTGGAGAATATTTTGTCCAACATTTGCAATTTGATGTCGTTGGATAAAACTTTTGAAAATTTTGCTATAATCTGTGTGAGAATAGCGCCTGTGGGGATAATCTCACTCAATATGATAGGTCCTGTGGTGTCTGGTTGAACCACTGTGCCATTATCGATCACTCTGATCACTGTGGCCCATCTTGTTGTGCTGTCTCCCAATGCATTAGGTGTGCCTGATTTCAACTCACCTTTGCTGTTGAAGCAAAATCCAGAAGGTGCTACAAATTTACACTGTGACTGTGTTTCCAAATATTTTAATACACTTTGTGTAAAACTGCCCACTTCTATTTTATTATTGTCCACATCCTGCAAACATCCTGTGGAAATGTTGCTGCTGGCACTGCTTTGATACCAATAGTAGGCCACATCTGTGGTTAGTATCAAAGGAAAATTATCTTGATAAAAATTAAAAAGTTTTTTTTCAGATATGAGAGGTTCAATCACATTATTGATCACCCCTTCTATGTCTGTTCTACTGACATAATTGAAAGTGATACCGTTGTCCGCTCGTTCTTTGTAGAGTATTCCATCATTGCCGTATATGTTAGTGCTGCTGTATTTGCTGGTGGCATCTAACAGGTCAAAATATCTTGAAATTCCACTGCTGGTTCTGTTGATTGATTTCACCTTGATTATTTCTTGATTGGCAGACAATGGAGCAACATTATAATCTTCGCCTGTGATCATTCTGTTTTGTGTGTAATATGTGGCTGGTGCATTGGATCTTATGGACGCTGATGTTTCTGAATTGCTGGCATTGTCAATGGTGTATTGCAATGACATGGCAATTGTGAGTATTTCATTTTTGCCTGAAGCACTCACATAAGGCACTTGAATTTCTATGTTGGTCATGTCAGCTGGTACAATTTTGAACTGTCTATTATCGCTCACTCTGTAATATATTCTAAATGCACCTTTGGGTAAATTGCCGAATGTGCCATCAGCAAACTGTAGATTTATTCTGTCTTCGGTTCTGGTGATCACACTGTAGATATTTCTGATTGACTTGGCAGTGCTGTTGTAGATCACATTGTTGCCTTCAGTGGCACTCACTTTGGTCCATAATTCTTGCTCCACTTGATTATTGTTGAGAGAATATAACCACACATCAGTTTGATTAATGTTGTCAGTGTCAATGGACACTATTTGATTGGGTGTGGCCAATGGCACTGTAAAATTGCCTTGTTGTAATACACCCTGTCTAAAATGAAAAAAGAAACCTGTATTGCTGCTGGCATATCCTTTGCCATCATCTTTGTATAGGCATGATAATCTGTTTGTGGGCAATGGTGCCAATTCTTCAACAGAGCCTGCATTGACATCTATGGATACCACTTCAAATTGTGTGTTTCTACCGTCGATGTTTTTGGAAAAAGTGAACACTGGTATTTCTTGCAAATTAGAATTGAGTTGATACTGCTCCACTGGAATTCCATCCACTGTGTCTTTTTTATTGGGACGACCTATTTTGGTGTTGACTGGCAGTGCAGCATTCATTACTTTAACAAATTGTTCGTACCAATCTGCATTGCTGGAGTCGTTCCATATGATGGTTTGATTGCTGAGATTCACATTGTTGCTGTCGATGATTCCTTCTGTGGTGGAAATTGATTGTATTTTTAAAAGACCGTTGGCGCATTGATTGCGTTTGGCATTGTAGCTCAACAATCTAGCCAGTCTCAGCACAGATTCTCTGCGCTCGGCCAGCTCAATAAAATTCTCTCTGGCATTCAAATCAATTCTAAAAGCAATGTTTTGTCCCAAGAAAGCAATCAAATCAATCAAGGCCAGATACTCACTGCTTTCCAAATAATCGTTGAAATCTTCTGGATAGTTCTGACGCAGATAGTTGATCATGGATCTGCGTAGATTATCAAAATCATAGCTGGTAAAGTCAGCGTTTCTAAAGCTCTGATAGACCTTTCTCCAGTCTTCTGCCAGCAATAATCTATTCAATCTATCTGTGGATGACATATATCTCCGTTATATGAAGTTATTTATTAGGTTTGATTAAATGCTCTGTTAATTCTAACTGATTAACCCCAGCTTTTCATCAAATTTTAGACGCAAACTTTCGGAAATATTATAGGTGAGATAGGTGAGATCGCATTGTATTTGTATGCCGCTTTCATAAGTGTCCACAGTGACTCCTTCCACCTGCACTCTAGGGTCATAATTCACAATTGCTGTGACATTGTCAATGATCTGTTGTTTCATGCTTTCTGTGAGTGGTTCAAACAAACTGTCCCAAATAATGGTGCCAAATTCAGGATTTTCTAATTTTTCACCCTGACGTATGTGAAAATGATTGAGCAGATCCTGTCTTATCAGTGCAATATCATACAGATTGAAGCTGTTGGCATTGGGATCCACTGTGCTGATGCCTCTGTAAGCTCTGGGTCCAGATGCTTGAGTGAATGCTTTTTTAGATTTAATCACTATGTCTTTGTATAATTTTTTTTCCTGTGCGCTCATATAGATATTTATGTGTGTTTTCTTACATGGTTTATTGATGCAATTTGTTTTTTGATCCAATCGTAAGTGTGTTTAAGCCCAGTCTCTAAATCTTCATTTGGCTTCCACCCAGTGTGTTGTTCTATAAATTTATTATGGCTGGTTCTTGCCATCACTCCTATTGGGCCTAGAACGTTTTTAATGTGTACAGTCTTGCCAACTATTTTGCCAATGAGGTGAACCAGATTGTTTATGCTGATCATTCTTTCACTGCCAAGGTTGAGTGGAAATTCGCAATCACTGTGCATGATTTTGTGAATGCCTTGTATGCATTCATCGATATAGAGAAAACTGCGTGTTTGATTGCCAGATCCCCAAACCTCAATTTCACCACCTTCTTCACACAATGCTATTTTTCTACACAAGGCAGCAGGAGCTTTTTCTTTTCCATTGTTCCAAGATCCCAATGGTCCAAAAATATTATGAAACCTTGCTATTCTCACATGAATGTTGTAATTTTTAGCAAATGAAAGTAAAAGTCTTTCGCTGAATAGTTTTTCCCAACCGTATTCACTGTCTGGATCAGCAGGATATGCACTGTCTTCACTTAATAAAATATTGTTTGAATCTTTTTGATTGTGTGCAGGATAGATGCACGCACTGGAACTATAAAAAATTCTTTTCACGTTTTTTTTGTGCATTGCACGGATGATGTTAAGATTTATTGTTGCAGAGTTATACATGATGTCAGCGTCATTTTTGCCACTAAAAATATAACCAGCCCCACCCATATCAGCTGCCAGTTGATAAACCTCTTGCAAATCAGAAGATATCAATTGCTCCACTGCAAATTGATTTCTTAGATCTAGAATGTGAAATTCGTCAGCATCTGTTCTGCTGTACTCGGGATATTTTAGATCCACACCAACCACATAGTGTCCTTGTTTTTTTAGACTGGTGACTAAATGTGTTCCTATAAACCCACCTGCGCCGCACACTAATATTTTTGGCATAAATTTTATCTTTTTATCCCTGTGGAAAGATCTTGTTAGAAGCTGTGATTATTTTTGCTGAGTAGGGTGCACCATCATCTATCAGATCACCCAGTCTAGCCACCATCTGTGCCTTGTGTCCAATGAACACCTTGGCTGTGGCAGTGATTATGTAGGCTGTGTGCCCGCAATCAGTTTCTATTTCATCACCCAATGTGGCTGCCAGTCTGTTGCCATCACACACCACTTTGCTGGATCCTGTGATGATGGTGCCTCCAGTGTCCAGTGGAGCCAAATGACTGGGGTGAGAGCAGGTGCCTTCTGTTCTGTCTCCTATACGTGCAATGCCTCTAGCCATAAATTTTTATATGTTGATTCCTAATTCAGAAAATTGTGCCAGCATGTCATCTTTCATTTGAGTAGCTGCTGACTCGATGGCTGCTTGATTGGCTGTGAATTGAGCACCTGCAGATTCAGCCATATTTTTAGCAGCATCCAACAATCCTATTACTTGTGGTTCTAG